TATACATTCGCAGCCAAGTCCACTCCTTGGCCTGATGAACAGCAACCACCAAATCCAGACAACTCTGTGGATGAGTTGGAATACACAGTTCCCAACCAGATCATCTTTGGTAAGTATGTTGCTCCTGGCTATTCTTCTCTGATGACCACTCGCTATAACTGGACTTCAGGAACAGTATATGCTCAGTTTGACGACGCCGATCCAGACCTTTACACAAAGGCATTTTTTGTGTTAACACAAGAAGCTGGTGCATATCATGTATTCAAGTGTCTGAATAACAATAATGGCACACAATCAACACACCAACCACTTCTTGCTGAAACGGCGGCTGATGAAATCTATTATGCAACCGCGGATGGTTATCAGTGGAAATACATGTATAGCTTCGATCAGACAGCATATAACAAGTTTGTCACCGGTGCATATATTCCTGTTGTGGCTAACTCAGCCGTAACAGGAAATGCCACAGCCGGCTCTATCGAAACCTACACGGTCGATTCACCAGGCAGCAACTACAACTCATCCGCGAATGGTTATTTTCAAGAAATAGCAGTAGGCGGTAACAACCAGTTCTTCGGCATTCAAGGAACAGGAACAGTAACTCTAACTGTCAGTGCCAATGCCTACACCTCAGGCGAAACGGTTACTCAGGTCTATGGTGGTGTCACCGCCAACGGTGTTGTTGTTTCTTCGGTTTCTGCTAATAGCACAGCATCTGTATTGACTTTAAGAAGTGTGAACAACATTTTTGCTCCTTCTGTCAACACCATACACGGATCTACCAGCGGTAAAATATCAACAGTGATCGATGTTACCTCACCAGACTCTTCATCAAACAGCAACTTCTATAACGGTTGCTCGTTGTATATCGTTTCAGGAACAGGTGCTGGACAACTAGGAACAATCGAGGAATATGTTGTTGTGGGTAATGCTCGTCGCGTTCTGATGGCAAACGCATTCGTGACCACACCCGACTATACCTCAAAATATCTTATCTCGCCTAGCGTAAACATCACAGGCGATGGCACAGGTGCAAAGGCTTTGTCTGTTGTGGATCCAAACACCAAGCAGATTTCCAGTATTCGAGTAATCAACACAGGATCAGGATACACCTATGCGAATGTTGCTATTGTTGGCAATACAGGATCAACAGCAGTAGCAGCAAATAATGCTGTGGTTCGTGCTATCATGTCACCAAGAGGTGGACATGGCTATGACATAAACTCTGAACTAAATGCTCAGTATATTTGCTATAGCACAACCTTCGCCAATAATGAAAACGGAAAGATTCCAGGAACCGGTTCAACCTATAGAACGGTTGGTCTGATCGTCGATCCTCAGTATGCTAATGTTCTGGTTGCGTTTTCTAACACAACTCTTGCACCTTTCAGTGTTGGTGATACTCTGACTGGATCAGTATCAAAAGCAAAAGGTATCATCAAGAATACCTATTTTGCCAACTCGACACTCAAACTCAGCAACACAACAGGAATCTTCACATCTTCAGATGTTCTGACCTCGTATTATGCCAACGGTGTGCTAAATGTCAATACAAGCAGCAATGCCATGGCAACTGTCGTTACAGGTGCACCTCTGACATTTGACAACAGAACAAGACTTGTTTGTCCAACATCCAGCTTGAATGGTGGAACATTTGCCGTCAACGAAAAAATTGTTCAGGTTGTGGGTGGTATTGATGTTGGATACGGATATATTCAAGAAATGGATTCAACCGTTCAAATACCATACACATATAGCGCAGGTGCACCAAACATTCCTGTTACTGGTTATGTGGTTGGACAGACCAGTGGCGCCAACGGCAATATCAGCAACTCCGGATCAAACACACTATTTCTAAGCAATGTGACAGGAACATTTCAAACATCAGAGGTTCTTGTTGGATATTACCAGAATGGCGCATCTGCATTCAACTCAAGCAACGGCGTAACATCCACCTCTGTCATTTCTGACACATATATTTATTTGACGGAAGTAAAAGGTAACATCCAAGCATCGGATCTTCCTTCAAATACTTATAAATACATTACTGATGATGCAACGAGAACTGTAACAATAGAAGTAGATAATGTCATTGTTTCTGATATGGTGCCTTATACTGGTGATATCCTATACATTCAAAATATGACAGCAGTGACAAGAGATACAAGTCAGAATGAAACCGTGAAGCTGATTTACGGTTTTGCATGATACGCTCGTATAATCAAATAAATACAAAAGAAGCAAAGAATAGAGGGTAATAATGCCGATTTCGACCGATCTATCACAGGCACCATACTATGACGATGCAAATAATGCATTGGCAGACAACTATCATAGAATCTTGTTCAGACCACAGGTTCCGGTCCAGGCACGCGAACTTACACAGTTGCAGGATATTCTTCAGAACCAGATTGAGCGATTTGGCGACAATATCTTTGTCACAGGAACAATCATCAAGGGTTGCAACTTCAGCTTTGATTCCAACTATAACTATGTCAAGGTCAAGGATCTTCGTCCTGTTGATGGTCAACCAGTTCAGACATCCAGCTATGTTGGTTTGATTGCACACGAGCCTTCTTCAAATCTCTATGCTATCTGCTTCAACTATCAGGACGGATACGAATCACAGGATCCTGATCTAAAGACTCTGTATTTCAAGTATATCACAGGCGGCACATCAGGGCAATCGGCATTCTCACCTGGTTCTCAAATCTCTTTCTATCAGACAACCGATATTGCTACAGCAGCCGCCAACAACGGCATCAACCCATCTTACTTCGCCAATGCTGATGTTACCATTGCATCCACAACAGGAGCAGTAGGACAAGGCTATGCGATGACAGTTTCTTCTGGTATTATTTTCCAGAAGGGACACTTCATTCAAGTGGCAGCACCAGAGACTGTGATTATTGACAAGTATTCTCAGTATCCCGATGCGACAGTTGCTGGATTCCTTATTGAAGAAAATATTGTAACAGAACTTCAAGACACCAATCTTCTTGATAATGCTACTGGGTATAGCAACTACAAGGCACCTGGTGCCCATCGTCTACAACTTCTTCCTCAACTTGTAGCATACACCAAGACTTCTGCTCCAGCCAACAACTTCTTTGTTCTGGCTGAGTGGGAAGGTGGAAATCTTGTTCGTGAGTTCCAAGACACACAATACAGTGTCATTGGTGATGAAATGGCTCGTAGAACATATGAAGAGGCCGGCAACTTTGTTGTTCGTCCATTCAATGTCACCATGCAACCAGGTAACACAACACATAACTTCGCGGTAGTTTCTGCTGGCCTGGCTTATGTCGGTGGTCATCGTATTGAGCAACTAAACAATGTTTATGTTCCTGTTCGTAAAGGCAACGATCAACTCACCACACCAAACCAGAGTGTTCAGACAAACTGGGATAACAGTGTTTATGTTGGTGAGTTTGTAGGAAATATTCCTACTCATGTTGGTCCTGTCCTCTCTCTAAGAGATACGGCTGGTGCAAAAATCTCCAATGGACAATATGCCAACGGAACTCCAGCAGGTAACGAGATCGGCACAGCCAAGACAACATATATCGTCCAATCAAGTGGAACTATTGGTGCACCAGATTGTCTCTACAAGTTGCACCTAACAGATATCAGAATGAATCTCGGTAAGAGTTTCAACGATGTCAAAGCCGTTCACTATAATGGCGGCACAGCAGGCAATGCTCATGCCGATATCGCAAAGACTTATGATTCTACAGCAAATACCTATATCGCTGCTCTAAACAATCCTTCAAAAGCCGCATTTCTGGCAGACACCAAGAAGAAAGGTATAATCAATCTTTCTCAGTCAGGAAATTTGCCACAATATATCTATAGAACTATTGCAAATACTACTCTGACCACATCAGGTAACTCTTCTCTGGTTACTTTGGGCAACACCACAACATTCGCGTATGCTAATAGTTCTAATGGCCAGTTGTCCGTATTGGACGAGCCTTCTATCGTTGTTGTTCCAACATCAATCACCGGTAATATTGCATATGCAAATGTTACTCTAACAAAGTCCGGCAATCTCGTTCTGGCATCAAGCAACACCACGATTATCGCCAATGGTTCAACATCATTCAACACAGATTATCAGGTTGGTGACTATATCGCCGCAGGTGGTGTTGTCAGAAGAATCACAGCCATTGCCAATAGCACACAGATGACTGTCGATAAAGCCTATACATCAGGCAATACCTCAGCCACACATTCCAAGTGCTATCC